CTAACCCGGTTCTTCTCAACGACGGTCTCACCTCCGCCGGCCAGCGCGAGGATTATTTCTTAGCTGAAAGCTTTGATGGGGAGTTGAAAGCGACTTATGATACGGGTCTTTCTGGTGAGATGTATGGGGTCATGCTTCCGCTAGCAGATGGTTCGAACTATAGCGCCGGCCACCAACGCGCCGAGACTCCATGGGTCCAAAGTCAACATTCTGGCGAGATGACAAAGTGGAGGTTTTCTGAATTAACAAACCTTTTTAAATTTGTTGCGCTTGACAATGGTGAAGCGGGTAACAGATATAAGATTTCAATCGGCAATATTACTGTTCCTCGTGGAAACCAAAGAGATGTTAGGCCATATGGAACGTTCTCGGTTATTATTCGCCATGCTTCTGATTCCGATGCCGGCGGCAAAATGCGTATCGTACAGCAATTTAACGGTTGTGACCTTGATCCAAGATCTACTAATTATATAGCTAGAAAGATTGGTGATCAATACTTTTATTGGAACCCAACAGAGCGAAGACTGGAAACAAGGGGTACTTTTCCCAACAAGAGTTCCCTATTTAGAGTAGAGGTTGCAACGGATTTGGCAAAGGGTGGTTTAAGCCCTGATTTGATGCCAGCAGCTTTCGAGGGTCCACCTCGAATGGGTAGGATATATACACTTAATGGTGCGGTCGCCCGCCTTGCATCCGGTGCTGACGGTGAACCTAATCCGGCCGACGCAGCACACACGAGCCCCTGGGCCGGTGGCCTCGGAACTCCTATTGTTGAGGGTGGAGCCGGCTGGGTAAAAGTACCGTTTTTGGGCCCATCTATAAGAATGAGATTGGATTCCACTGAACATGGAAACAACCAGGATACCGCCTTCTTCGGCGCCGACACTTGTCGCGCCGGAACCAATGACCCGGATCCGTCATATTTGGATCTTGTGAGTTACCGCGCACTCGCTATGACCGCGGCAAGAAGCGAGCCATCCTTTAAATTCAGTCTTGAACTACTCCGCGACGGCCATTTGAAGGCCAATACAGCATACGACCAGGAGAAAGTTGGTGACGTTGTCATTGATGCCGGCACAAGATGTTTCTTCATGGACCTTACAGCAACTGATCATTACTTGACTGATACACATGATTTAACTAGCGCTGCGAAATCTACTATTGCCGGCGCATCGGCGACGGGGTTCGCTGATGTATGTGATCGAGTCGCAGGTTTTACTCTGCCATGTTTTGGTGGTTTCAATGGCCAAGATATAAGAGAGATGGACCCAATGAATGAGCGCTTGCTGGCGCTTAGTTCAATTGGTCGAGATAATGCTGCTTATTTCGCAGTTGAGAAAGCCATCGACATCATCGCAGATCCTGAATTTGTTGAATACAACATGCTTTCAGCACCCGGGGTTGTGGCTTCATCGCTAACCGATAAAATTCTGTTAATAGCAGAACAGCGAGGTGATGCCCTTGCTGTGATTGACTTGGAGAACATTTATAGGCCATCGACATCGAAGATCGATGCGGAACGAGATCCAATTTCAACCTTAGTCAGTAGGGTCAAGGAAAGATCTCTTAATAGCAGTTATGGGTGCGCATACGCCCCATGGCTCCTGGTCGATGCAAGAGGTGCTCCCGTTTGGATGCCTCCGTCTGTGGCCGGAATAGGCACAATGTGCAGTTCCGAATCCGTCAGTGAGCTTTGGTTTGCACCTGCTGGTTTCAATCGCGGCGGCTTATCGGAAGGATCAGCCGGCATCGGTGTTATGCAGGTTAGTCATCACTTGACTTCAAAACAACGAGATGATCTTTATGATGTTAGTGTAAACCCGATTGCATCATTTCCATCAGAGGGGATAGTGGTTTTTGGTCAAAAGACCCTGCAGAGTTTCCAATCGGCACTTGATCGTATCAATGTCAGAAGATTGTTGATTCACGTAAAGAAGCGCGTCTCTCAGATTTCGTCGAGACTTTTGTTTGAACAGAACATTGAAGCAACTTGGTTAAAATTTAAACTACCAGTTGAGAAGTTCCTATCAGGAATACGCTCTGGCGGTGGCTTAACAGATTTCCGCGTGGTGTTAGACGAAACTACAACAACTCCGGATTTGATTGATAGAAACATAATGTATGCCAAGGTCTTGCTAAAGCCGGCCCGGGCAATTGAATATATCGCTGTTGATTTTGTTATAACAAATACCGGCGCGTCTTTTGACGATTAAAAATGAACTAGAAACTATATATTAATAGGAGAACAATAACAATGGCAAATTTTTGGGATAGTCCGTCAGTCGAACCGTATAGAGGATTTAGATGGACAATAACTATGCCTGGTATCGGCAGTCCGTTTTACGCAATGAAGGTGGATAAACCCTCTTTTAAGATAGGAGAGTATTCACATAAAATTTTGAATCACCAGTTTAATTATCCCGGTAGGGTTGTGTGGGAGCCAATCTCCGCAACTGTCGTTGATATTCCTGGTGGTCCCTCAACTAAGTTGATGGAGGCACTAAATAAAGCCGGCTATCCAACTCCCGATCAGGGTCAAAACCCTCAAAGCGGTACGGATGGTGTTTCGAAGGTTGCTGCAACGGAAAATTTCGCAACTTCTGGAAATATTGTGATAACACAATTGAAGGCTACTGATTCATCCGCATATTCTGACGCAGATCCGACTCACAAGACTGGTAATGTTTGGACACTGCACAACGCATGGCTGACTGATGTTAAATTTGGTAGTTTAGACTACTCTTCGGAAGATGCTGTGCAGGTTACTTTTACAATAAGATACGATTGGGCAACCATGACGTAATCTTCTAGTGAAAAAAGATAGTTTTGTTTAATAAAGTGAGGTTTTAATGAAGAGAAACAATTCGAAGCGTTTGGGAGACTTGGACTCGTCTTCCGGTGCTGCCCCTGGCGATGCTGCAGCCGCAGCCGCCAATACTATGAGTTCAAATTCCGATCTTTCCTTTGTAGTCGCCACAGATGTAGTTGATCTACCATCAGAGGGACGATTTTATCCTGAAGGTCATCCTTTGCATGAGGTCGAGACAATTGAACTCAAGCAAATGACAGCTAAAGAGGAAGATATACTAACAAATATGGCCCTTGTCCGTAACGGAACAGCGTTGGATAGGGTCTTAAACTCCCTTCTAATTGACAAGTCAATTCAATTGGACTCGCTGCTGGTAGGAGATAAAAATGCTTTGCTGATTGCGGCCCGGATAGGTGCTTATGGTGCTAATTATGGTGCGAAGATCACTTGCCCAGCCTGTAACACAAATAGTGAGTTTAGTTTTGATTTGAATTCACTAAACCGCATCGGCCCCGACAATTTGGCTTTGACCATTGATGATGTTGAAGTAACTGAAAACAATACTCTGATGATTACTGTTCCCAAGACCGGAGCAGTGTTCGAAATGCGCCCACGAATCGGCGCCGATGACACAGCGCTAGCCGAGCAGGAAAAACGTTATAAAAAGCTAAAAATCAATAGGAAAAATACTCTTACGGATAATTTTATAATGGTGACTTTGTCAGTTAACGGCAATCAGGACCCTGCTCACATAAGAAGGGTATATGAAAATCTACCAGCATTTGATTTTCGACATATTAGAAAGGTATATCAGGATTGCATGCCAAATCTTGATATGAGAAGCATCTTTGAGTGTACCGCGTGCGGTACGGAGGAGGTGGTGAGTGTTCCGATGAACGCAGACTTTTTTTGGCCTGACCTCAGAGTATAATGAACAGGTATATGAAGAATTATTCTTCTTAAAATATCACGGTGGCTGGAGCATATTTGAGGCCTATAATCTTCCTGTTGGCTTAAGAAGGTGGTTTTTGAACCGCCTTGGAAAACAAATGGAGGAAGAGAACGAGGCCGCAGCCAAGGCCAGTTCCGGAAAAAAGCGCTGATTTCTGTCGGCGCTTTTTTGTTTTGTAAATCTATTTATTAAGAGGTGTTATTATGAATAACGAAACAGATGATTTGGCCCCTGTCCAAATAAACCTGAACAGCGACGATCTTAGCGAAAGTGTTTTAGGTCAATTC